GAAAATCATATTGATATTTGGAGACTAAAACTATAAAATATATATATACTTTTTTATATAATTATATATATATATTTATATGGCAAACAAGAAAACCATTAAAAAATCTCAAAAATCAAATAACAAAACCCGTTCAAAAATTAGAACAAATATTACTTTAAATGACATTAAGAAATCACAAAAAGAGTGGGCTAATGCTATAAAAAATATTACAAAGGATTATTTTGACAAAAAAGATTATGTAAAAAGAGCAAAAGAAGCTATTAATGAATTATATGATTATGATAAATCAGTTGTTTTATTTAGACCAACAAAAGGTGTAGATCATCCTTTTAGACCAACAAAAAATGGTGCTTTATCATACTTTGTTGGACATAAAGCTATTAAAGGTGGATTTATGGAAGATAAAGGTTTTGCTATAAATAATGGCATGGGATGGAAGTCAGTTACATTTAAAAATAATAAAATTCGTTTAAATGGCAATGAAGCTACTGCGATGGGAACATATATATTTACTAATGCTACTAATGGTGAAAAGATTAGAGTATATTATACTTTTGGTTATAAACGTGGAAATGATGGGAAAATACGAATTTATTTACATCATTCATCGAAACCTTTTTCAAGTAAATAAAATTTACAAAAATAAAAAAATTGAAATATTATTTTGATATAATGTATAAATATCAACTATATCAAAATCGCGATGAATACTTTCATGAAGAAGGAAATAAAAGAATATGAACGTGAGTATTATGATTATCTAAAGATAAAAGCTTACTATGGCTTCAAAGGAAAAAGAACCCATCAAGAAATGGCAGAAGAAAAGTTAGATATTAAATCTCCACACCCAAGTGAGTTGCCTATGCCAAGTAAAAAATTTTTAAATAAAAAATAACTCTTTATAATGTAATATGGAATTATTTAAAATATCAAAAAATAAAAAAGATAAAAATTTTATTCTAAAAACATACAATATAAAAAAGAGCACATGAAGAAATAATATGGAAAACTGAAAAAGGTTTGTAAAATATATTACAACAATCCAATTAAATCACCTTCAAAAACTAGATTAGACTTTTTTTTTGTTTTTTTTATTTTCAATTTAATATTTTCACTTTGTAGAACTTCATTTTGTGTATTAAGTTTTTCTATTTCTTCATCCTTATATTTACATTCTTCATTCTTATTATATAATTGTTTTTTTAATTCCCGTATTTGCTTTTCCATTACTTTAATTATTTCAGCTGGTGAGTTATATGTTCCATAATTTTGTTTAAAATCATCATTATATTTTTTCAAATATTGTTGATGTTTATTAGTTTTACAATGTTGATTAATAAACTGTGTTCTCTTTCCTTTTGTATATTCTACACCACAACACTTAAAAGACCTATTTCCATATTTTATTTTTATCTCGCTATTATTCATATCTCTGTAACAATTGTTTATATCATCAAACTGAGGTTCATACTCCTCAATTGTTTCGCAAATTGGATAATTATCCATAATTATCCATAATTGTTTTATTAAATTTATTTTTATTTCAATTTTTTTATTTTTTTACTATTTTTTACCCTTTTATTTGTTTTTTTCTTTTTAGTAATTCTTTTCTTTGTATTTTTCTTTTTATACACTATTTTAGACTTACTTTTGTATTTTTTCTTAGTTTTTTTATTAGTTGTTTTTTTCTTCTTGTTTTTTGTTTTTTTTCCACCTGTACTTATTGTTGGACTTTCTGGTCTATCATATTGTCTTTCATTTAAACGTTGTCTTTCATTTAAACGTTGTCTTTTACCTTGTGATACATTTTTTTTTATTTGAGATACTATAGGAGTTTGTGGTGATTCTATAATAATTTGTGGTGAGTGTGAAGACTTTATATCCATACCTGTTACAGAATCTATATTAGATACTATATCTCTATTAACTTTTAAAATAGATGAATCAGCATTTGGGGGTGCTTGAGTTGGATGAGGAAGTTCAGTTGGAGGAGGAACTTCAGTTGGAGGAGGAACTTCAGTTGGAGGAGGAACTTCAGTTGGAGGAGCAACCGATATTTCAGAAGATTCGGATAATTCTTGTACTTCTGATTGTATTAATGAAGATATATCTGGATTATTTTTTACAAAAAACTCTAATTTTTTTAATAATTTATTTGTATATATTTCATAATTATCTATTTCTTTTTCCATATTTGGAAGTTTATTACTATCATCTAAGTAATATAACAATTGTTCAGAATATAGATTATTAATTTCATCAGATATTGGCTCTACATTTGGAACAATAAAATTATTTATTGGTTCTTTATCATCGAGATAATCTGGTTTTAAAATATCACTTAAAATATTATTTAAATAAGTTAATAATTCTTCCCCTTCTTTCTTTAAAATATATGGTAATAGATAAGGATTGCAATAAATATAAGGATATAATAATGAATAACAATATAATATATTATATTCATTTTCTTCAAAATCACTACTATCTATTTCGTTTGTCCCTCCCGTTTGCGTTTTATCTCTACTAGACGCTGATATAAAATCAACGACACTCTTTTGAAATATTATATCATCAATACAATCCTCCCAACTAAAAAATTTTTTTTTAATTAATAATTTTTGAGGAAAAACATAGTATTTACCTTTTATTATTTTTCGTTTTATACCTCTATAAACAAAAATACTTTGAGCTTGTAAAGATTGAACTATATTCCTGAATATATTAAAAGATACATCTGTTAATTCTTTATAATTTGGTTTTCTATTATCTTTTAATTGTTGTTTTAATATATTTAAAAATTCATTTGCTTTATTTATACAACTTATAATTTTATTAAATCTATTTTTTACAATGTCATTAATTTTATATGTTGCACCTTCAATTTTAATTACATTAGAATTGTTTTCTATAATATTTAATAACTCTTGATATTGTTCAATAATTTTTTCATTATGAATAATAGTTTTTTCTATTTCACTTATTTTCATATTTTTCTCATAATTTGCTTTATCTATTCCGGAATAATAAGTAATAATAGAATTACTATTTAGTAAATATGGAACATTTATTAATGAGCTTCTACAAGCTAATATAGTATCAATTGTCAATAAAGATGAATTATTTTTTTCAATTGGTTTTTCTTTATCTAATAATTCACTTATTACTATAGCTTGAGTTGTGTCTCCTAATTCCTTAAAAAATATTAATAATGTGCATAACATTACAATTTTCTTATCTTTTATATCTTTATTATCACTAATATAATTATTTTTTTTATTATTACCTTGAAATAAGTTTTTAAATATATTTTTTAGGCTTCCTGCATTGGTTTTATTATATTCAGTTCCATCTAAACATATTATATATGTATCCCCGATTTGCCCTGTTCTATCAACTAATCCTTTAAAATAATTATTAGAATCTAAAATAATTTCTATATATTTGTAATCATCTTTATCCATATTTTTTCTATAATTAAATTGAGAACCTTCTTTGAAACCATATAAATTTAATGGATAATTTTTATTTTCATTAGGATAAAATGAGTTATTTTCTTTTCTTGACCCAGGATCAATATTTGATGCCGGAGTTTCACAAATATTTATTGTATGTGCCATAAAATATTTGTATGGGTCCATAGCAGCGTCAATAAATGCATTTGTAACATTAACAGGAACAACTTTTCTACTATTTTTATTTATAAATCTTACATTGGTTAAGTTATTATCAGGATCTTTGTCTTCTGGAATTGGCAATAATGTTCCAAAACAATATTTTCTTACATGATCTAATAATTCATCATTTATTACTTCTTTTAATTCTTGAAAATAATTACCTTCTGTTTTACAATTAATTCCTGTTATAATATCTCTAGCTTCATTAAATAATTTATATGATGTTATATTTGGATATTCTTTACCATCTTTTTTCATATCACCACAATTTAATATTTGATGTTTTTGTAAAGTATTAAAAGAATTCATTATATATTATTTAGGTTATTTTATTTGTAATTAATATTTAATTTGTTAAATATTAATCTCTCCAGCTGGATTCGAACCAGCGACCTGGGGATCACTACTGAGAACCATTTACAGTCCCTCGCTCTTCCAACTGAGCTATAGAGAGGAGAGTATATATATTTTATTATATATAATTATTATTAATTGTATTTTTTAAATTACTTTATTCTTTTAATAATAAAGTAGAATTATTATTTAAACTCTCACTAACATATACCCTACAATGGTAAATGTAATTTTTTGTATTTCATCACTATAATTATAATTATTGAAATATATTAAAATAATGTTATATCCATTTATGATAATTTTATTAAATTTCTTTTACCACTAATTATTACCTCTCCTTCTTTTGTGCCTTTTTTCAATTTCTTTAATATTGTATAAATAATTTTCAAGTCTTTTAAAAATTTATATTTACTATTCTCTCTACATAAGTTAGCTGCATAATGAAATATTGTATCTATTTCTGTTCTAGAATATTTTTCTTTTAATTCTAATATTGAAATTTTCATTATAACATATGAAGAAGGAAAACTATTCAAATGAAACCATACATAATGACTGTTTATTTCTTTATTTCTTTCAAAAATCTCCCAGTTTTCCTTCGCATTTTGCCCAATTTCAAATATTATATCTTCATATGATACGGTTTTCATTATATTAATATATACTAATATAATAAATTTAATTAGCTTTAAATGACTATAAAAAAAGCACTACAAATAAAGAACTATAAAAAAAGCACCAACTATGTTACAAATTCTGTTATAAAGATACATATTATACGCACTATTTTATATGTGAAAACATAATTTATTATTCTGATAATAGTTTTAAGTGATAAGCCAATTTTTTTTTTGTTTTTATCTAATTTTATATTCAAATATAATTTGTATAAATTTTCTAGCAAATTATTTTTTGGTATACATAGATTATTAAATCTTAATATATCATTTACAAATCTAAAACAATTATCATTAACATCGTAGCTATGTAAATAATTTATCCCTTTTTCTTTTATATAATTTTCTAAAAATTCAGAAAATAATATTTTTCTTTTCGATAACTTTACACTTTTCAAGTATATTATATTTTTTAAACTATTTACTTCTCTCAAAACAACTCCTGATAATAGCTTGTCTATCTTCAATAATATAATTTGTCCTTCTTTTTCCATAAGTAATATTAATGATGTATGATGCTTTGCTACTTTATTTATATTTCTTTCTTCACATATATATTCTAAAAATTTGACTACATTTTTATCAATATAACTGATTGTTAAATACATTTTTTTTATTTTTATGTTTTTGTATTTTGAAAATATATCATTATTTTTTTTATCTATAAATATTTGCTCTTGTAACATATTGTAATGTATAATTATATATTTTTATAAAAATATATACGTATTTATATGATAGGTGGAGGACCTTATATTAAAATGACAGATGCTATGAATCAACAATTACAACATGCTGGTCTTGATAAATCTTGTGGTGCTTGTGCCTTACAATATTTAGGTTTACCTAAAAATATTATTGATATTTTAGTAAGAACAGCTGAAGGATATACTAAACAACAAGCATCTGGTCTTAAAGATATTAATATGAGAAATAATATTAGAGCTTATGAAAATACTTTTGATAATACTAATAGTGAATTCATAAACGAATCATGTAAAATAACTCAAAATTATTTATATGGTGCTGATTTATCTTCAAGTGTTTTTGATCCAACTATTAATAAAGTTTTAATTAATGATAGTAATCAATATCATAGTGACAGAGAATTAAGATTAAAACCATTAACAAATGAATTAATAGATAAAGTATTAAATGAAATATATAAAATTATACCCCCTGGATATGCTACTATTGTTGGTCTTACATGGAAAAAAAGTTTATCATCTGGAATTATCGGCCATTACACGGTATTTGCTAAAGGAATTAATGGAAATTTGTATTTAATTGAAAACCAAGGACTTGGTAACCAAGGAATATACAAAAATCCAAGTGAAATTCGTGAATATTTAAAAAGTCAAGGTGATATTAGTTATCTTATTACTTTTGAATGTGGTAAATTAATTGATTCTTCTAGTGAAAAATGGCTTGAAGGAAGAAAAACAACATATGATATATCTAATATTTCTGATATACCTGATATAGAAAGGTTACCATCTACTAAATATATTAATTATATTTATATTACTATACAAGAGTTAATGAATATATTTTTACATGAAATAATTCCTCAAAATTGGTCTAATACTGAATACCCTAACGTAATACAATATAGAGATCTTAATATTTATGCTTTTATTGATGGTAATGAAAAAAATATTTTTATAGATCTAGCTACTCCAAAAATACTTTTAACATTAAATGATGCTGTAATTCTTTCTAATAAACAAACTCCGCCAGGATGGATAGATTTACAAGGAAATATATATCAAGGTCAATATCAACAAATATATGATGCTAATGTAAATGTTTTAAAAATACCAACACAACAACAAGGAGGAAAAAAATATAAAAAAACTAAAAAAAAGAATAAAAAGCAAAAAAGAAAAACATATAAAAATAAATTTATATAATAATATTTTTATACAGTAAATATTATTAGTTTTATATCTCTTTAGCTGCTACTTTTTTGGCTCTTGGCAGTTTTACACCTAAATTTCTTTCTAGTTGAGAAATTTGTAAATTAGTAGGCAATTCTTTATTAGATTCCCATTTTGCTAATATTTGCTGTGTTACACCTAATTCATATGCTAAAATTTTTTGAGTTTTTCCTTTAGTATTTCTTCCTTGTGAAATAAGTTGCCCTAATTGTTTGGGTGCCTCCATTCTTACTTTTTCTGGATCATTACTTACTTTATTACTATGAATTTTTTTAACTTCTTCCTTTTTCTTATTTTGAGATGGAGTATTAAATGTAATCATATTCCAGTCTTGACAATCCATTATATATTTTATTTATATTTATTTAAAATTGATATCTTTTTAAATATATAAAAATATATCAATTTTAAATATTAAATGTTCTTTGATGGATTATCTAAAAATTATAATGTTGATTTTATGTCTACCGATATTAGCTTACATAGTGGAATTCCAAAGCATTTTCTTAATTTAAAAGATAAACAATTCAATGATTGGGAAATTCCACCATGGGAACTATATATTTTTAAAGATACTTTACTAGGAGAAGGTTCTTTTTCAAAAGTATATCTTGCTAAATGGAGAGAAACTTTTGTTGTGGCTAAGGTTATTGACACTAATTTTTTACAAATCAAAAAAGAAATTGTTATGCGTGAAATTGATATTATGACAAAACTACATCATCCCAATATTGTTCAATTTTTAGGTTATATTGATGACCCTTTTACTATTGTTCTTGAATATATTCCATCTGGAGATCTTAGAACTAATATCAAAAAATTAAATAAAAAACAAAAAATCTCTATTATGAAAGATATACTTAAAGGAATAGCATATATTCATAATCGTCGGCCTAACAATCTTATTCATCGCGATATTAAACCTACTAATATTTTACTTACTAATTCTAAAGTAGCTAAAATTGCTGATTTTGGTTTATCTAAATTTTATAACATTAATAAAATTAATTCTTTTGAAAATATGGTAGTCTTAAATGATGAAGATAAACCAATATTAGAATCTAATGATAATACTATTCCTGTTGGAACTGAAAGATATATGGCTCCTGAAGTTAAAAATACTTTTGATTATGATAATAAAATTGATATTTACTCTTGTGGAATATTATTATACGAACTATTTGAAGACAAAAAATATATTCCTGGATTAGAAATGAAATGGTATTATAGTCCAAAAACTATCCGTAATATTATTACTAGTAAAATGTTTTGTGAAGATCCAAAACAAAGATTAGATGCTTTATCCATTATAAAAATATTAAATAATTATAATATATAATGTTACCATCTTATAATCGATAGATTATTCAATTATATTCTTTATTATAATTTCTTGATATAATTCTTTATGTTGCTCATAAAACCATTCTCCAAAATTCGCCAAAATACTTAATTGCTCTTGTGGAAGCATATTAATGTATTCTGCATTATCATAATCTAGTAAAATATAATCTCCATTATACTCATCTATAGATATAAGTAATCTATCTTCTACTTTTGAAACTATTAACCCTGGTTTTTCTGATTCTGCTATTAAAACAAAATCTCCAATATCTTTACTCATATCTTTACTCATATCTTTACTCATATATTTATAATAATTTTTATCTTTTATATTTTTTTAACCAATATACAATAATAATTTTTGTAAATTTTTTATTATTTTTATATATTATAGGTAACATAATATATGAGTAATACTAAAGACATTTTTATAACACATAACTGGGGTTCAGATAACAACAATCGAGACAATCATCTTAGATGTAAAGAACTAGCATCTTTATTAATTAATAGAGGTTATTCTGTATGGTTTGATAATTTTGATATTGTAGACAATATTGATAAAAACATAGTTGAAGGTATAAATAATTCAAAAATTGTATTAATATGTTTGACAGAAAAATATTGTAATAAAATATCAAATGGCGCTATTAATCAAGTTATTTCAGATAATTGCTATAAAGAATGGAATTATTCTTTATCAAAAGGTAAAAAAATTATTCCAATAGTTTTGGAGGAAAATTTATTTAAATTGAAATCTTCTGAAATTATACAAATGTATATAAATTCTATATTTTATATTGACATGAGTAAAAATATAACAGATAACATAGATTTATTATGTAAGAGTTTATTAAAATATAATGTTTATTCTCTATATGAATATCGTGCTTCAAATAAAATTGCTGAATTTTATAAAAAATCTAATTTACCTAAATTATTTAGATTGTAATATCATAAATGACTTTAAATTTGTAATCTTCTTTAAAGTTATCTTCATTATAAAATTCAGATTCTTTATTTGTTAAAATATATTCATAACCATGTATTTCTCTCTTCATTTAATTTTTATTTTATACATATTTATTCAATTTTTATATTATTTTATATATTTTATAAAGTAAAATATGTCTTATGTATATTTATTACATTCTACTGATAATTCTACTTATGTAGGAGCAACTGTTGATTTAGATAGACGACTTAGACAACATAATAAAATCATTAAAGGTGGTGCTCATGCTACCTCTATAAAAGTTAATGCCGGACAAACATGGAACCGCGCTTGCTATGTTGAAGGATTTCCAGACTGGCAAGCCGCCTTACAATTTGAATGGCGATGGAAGCAAATTAGTAGAAAATTATCTAATAAATTATTTCCTTTAAAAAGGAGAATGATTGCTTTAAAAGAATTATTGGCTCTTGATAGCTCTACTAGTAAAGCAATACCATATTCTGAGTGGAATACTCAACCTAATATTATATTTGAATCTGATATCGCAAAGAATTTTTATTATGATTTATGATTTATAATATTATTTTTCATTTAAAATTGATATTATAATTATTTAAAACTTATAATCCAATATAATTATGACTTCTAAACAAAATGCTATTAGTTTATTTTCAGGTATGGGTGGTGATACACTTGGAATTCATAATGCTGGATTAAATGTTTTAGCATTTAATGAATTTGATAAAGCTGCTACTGATTGTCATAAACTCAATTTTCCCGATTCTACACTTATCTGTGATCTTTCTCAAAAAAAAACAAAAGATCAAACAAATATTCAATTAATATCTGATTCTATATTTTCAGAATATAAAGATAAAGTTGATTTAATCTTTGCGGGCCACCCGTGTTTTGTAACAGATACAAAAGTTTTAACTATTAATGGTTATAAATTAATTCAAGATATTGATTTAAATGATAAATTATTAACTCATCTAGGTAGTTTTCAAAATATTGTAAATTTACAAAATAAATTATATTCTGGTAACATATTTACATTCAGAATTAAATATCATCCTGAAAATATAAAATCTACTGATAATCATCCATTTTATGTTAGAGAAAAAATCAAAAAATGGAATCAAAAATTAAAAAATTATGATATAAGTTACAATAAACCTATTTGGAAATATGCTAAAGATATTACTAGTAATGATTATTTTGGTATGATTATTAATTCAAATGAAATAATTCCCGAATTCTCCTTTAATAAAATTGTTAATTCTAATAGAACTGATAATATTAAGATTATTATTGATAAACCAGAATATTGGTTTATGATGGGTTATTTTATTGGAGATGGATGGATACAAGATTCGGTTAAATCAGATGGAAGAAGTAAAAATTGTATTTATTTTGCTATTAACGATAATGATATAGATGATATTGTTAGAAATATTTCTCTAGTAATTCCAATTACAGATAAAAAATGCGATTCTGGTAAATCTAAAAAATACGGTTGTTCTAATTTTATTTGGTTTAATATTCTAAAAAAGTTTGGAAAATATGCTCATAATAAGATTATTCCAGAATGGGTTCAAGATGCTCCAATTGATATGATTCAACATTTTATTGAAGGATATAGAAGAGCAGATGGTTGTATTAAAAAAAATGAACTTATTAGTTATACTACTACATCTGTAAATTTAGCTTATGGTTTACAAAGATTATATTTCAAATTAGGCCATATATTTAGTATTCATAAGACAATTAGACCTAAAACATGTATTATCCAAGGAAGAATTGTAAATCAAAAAGATACTTATTGCGTTAGCGGTTATACTAGAGATAAACTTCATCCAGTTTCATCATTTATTGAAGATAATTATGCTTGGTTTCCATTACATAAAATGGATTATTATCCTGTAGTAAATGAACAAGTTTACAACTTTGAGGTTGAAAATGATAATACTTACATTGTAGAAAATACAATTGTTCATAATTGCCAAGGCTTCTCACAGGGAGGCAAAAAATTACCTGATGATCCTAGAAATACTCTTTTTAGAGAATTTGCTAGAACAGCTGCGCTTATTAAACCAAAATATATTATTGGAGAAAATGTAGACGGATTACTTTCTAGAAAAACTGCTACTGGAGAATTATATATTGATGTAATTGTTCAAGAGTTTGAAAATCTTGGATATAATGTTACTTATAAAGTATGTCATGCTGTTCAATATGGTGTTCCTCAATTAAGAAAGCGATTAGTATATGTTGGTATTCGTAAAGATTTAAATCAAACTTTCAGGTTTCCCGAACCATTAAACGATGGTAAAAATAATCTTCCTAATTTAAAAGATATTATCAAATTTAGCATGGAAGGTGCTATTAAAATTGAACCAGATGATTTTGACATGACTTCTATTCCATCTGAATGTATTATTACAGACATGAAGAATAATGAAGATGAAGATACTAATAATATTCATCCTTATCTACGTCTAAAAGTTAAAACAAGAAATCTAGAATATAATGGCAAGGAATATGAGAATATGCTATCTTTCAGTAAGCGTGATTCTCCTATTCATGCTGAAATTATTGATATTAGAAATCCTAGTAAGACTATTATATGTTCATATGAACATCAACCTCGTCTATTTGTTCCTCTTAAAAATAAAAAAGGTTACTTCCTTCGTTGTATTCTTCCTGATGAGCTTAAACAAATCCAAGGTTTTCCAGCGGATTTCAAACTATGTGGAAATAAAAAAAATCAAATAAAGCAAATTGGTAATGCCGTTCCACCTCCTCTAATTACCCTTATTGTAAAAGAAGTGTTTAAGATATAATCTTCTGCGCTTTTAATATCCTACCAATTTATATCCAATTTCTTCCAGTTTTGGCTTTTCAATACAGGTAATTGTGGGTAATTCTTTTCCATATGTTCTAGGCATTTTTGGAAATAATTTTACTTTACATGGCCAATGTGTTGTCATTCGCATTTCTTCAAATGCTTTTCTCCGTTTTTCCAATTCTTTTTTTGTTGCTAATTGTCTTGGCATATAGCAAGTATAGATTATCGCTCTAAAATTTTGTTTTGCTCTTCCCTTAACTGCCTCTACACCACAATGAATTGTTCGGCTATCCCACAAAACAAGACTACCTTTCGGACATTTAATTTTTCTATAATAACACTCATTATTATAGTAAAATTCTTTCTCAATATCATCTAATTTATACCAATTATCTTTTTCTGTTATTTCAAATTCCCTAGCAAAATGCTGATGAAAGTTATGACTTCCCTCTAAGAATGACAGTGTAGCATCGTCTTCATTTATATCTAGAGCAGTTACCCATCCTTGAAGGCATTTAAAATCATTTTCGGTAAAACTTTGATCACAATGTAGCCAGCAATTATTTCGATTCCATCCTTTTTTTGTTACTTCTGGAGGAATATTGAAACTTAGCCCATCAAATGAAGTAAGTAATTCCTCTTTACTACAATTCCAAAAATGTGAATATATATCTAGAACTTTTTCATTTTGGCGAATATCCCAACAAGCTTGCGAATGTCCAATATTCCAATGCTGAACTAACATGCTATGTGATGGAAATAATTCATAAAAACCTCGCCATGATTTTTCATTTTTTCTATTTATAGGAGTTTCCCATTCTTGACTAATGTGTTCAAAATAATCCCATATTCCCGA